TCTTGGCCAACGCAAAAGGATTCGGTTGGGATTCCATGACAAACCCTGGTCCAGAACTGACCAAAAACGTCTCGTGTCATTGCGCAAGGGCTTCTCGAAGTTCTTCGATGTCGATTCTTGGCAGCGTGAGGTCGCCAATCAACCGATGATGGAAGAGTGCGAACGTGACAAGCTGGCATCGTGGGCAAGCAAGCGAACCAAAAAGGTCTTGGAACAAAGCATCGACAAACAAGATCTTGATATGTCTTTTACCTTCACCAAGTTGTTTCCAAAGGGTCAGTATATCAAGAAGAAGGCTAAGTGGCGGTGCAATGCATTTGCTAGTCAAACCATTTCTGATTTTCATCTGGGCCGGATTTTTCGTGACTCCCCTCGAGCTTTGTATTTGGAGCGCAAGGCTTTACACCACGCCTTTGATTCTACTTATCTTCATTGTCGTGCTTCCCCTGATGACCTTTCACGTTGGTATCAGCGCCATTGGCAGCCTGGCGTCATGACAGGGAACGATTACACTGCTTGGGACTCTGGCATTGATCACGTTTTTCTTGAGTTTGATCTTTGGCTTATGCAACTCTGCAAGTTTCCTGAGGAGTATATGTCCCAATTCAAGTACGAGCGGCTTAACACGCATTCATTTCTTGGCAATCATTTGCCACGCCAAGAGTCTGGTGACCGCTGGACTTGGATACTCAACACTTTACGCAATGCCGCCCTCACTGGTGCAAGCTTGGATTGCCCCCGTGGCACACCAATTTGTGTTAGTGGTGATGATTCTGTTACACTTGGGGCTTGGCGTAAGACCACTGGCTTCAACCCCGGTGACTGGCTCATGGTTCCTAAGCGTGAGGAGGGTCGTACTATGGAATTTTGCGGGCTTATTTTTGGTGGAGTTGACGTTTCTTTTGATCCTGCCGTAGTGCATTGGCGTTCTCGTTTTGGTCTTCAGCAGGGCAGGGCGGATTCAGATTACTGGTTGTCAATTCGCCAGGCTATAGTTGAAACTTCTGCCAAGTTGGGTACAGATTCTCCCAAATTGGCTGGTGCTCTTTTGAATTTGCGCCGTGCAATTGATTACTTTGGCTTATCCCCTTCTTTGGATATTCCCGACCCTCCTGCTGCTCCTGTACATTGTGT